AATTGTTTTCTCAGACTTATCAGAAGGCCATGAATACATCATGCGTTCTTTGCAAATGATGGAAGAGTTTATGTCAACAGAAGATTCGACATATATGGATGAAGAGGATGAAATGAAAAAACGCGCAGTTGATGTTGTCGGTGATTATGTTTCTTGGAATTCATCAGGTGGAACTGCCCGTGGTCGCATCGTGCGTGTTGTAAGAGAAGGCACATTGCAAGTTCCTGAAACAGACTTTTCAATCAATGCTGAAGATGATGACCCTGCTGTATTGATTCGCCTCTATCGCGAGTTGCGTGATGGCTATGTTGCAACTGACACTCTTGTTGGTCACAAAGCATCCACATTGACTCCAATTGACACACTTCCTGAACCAACCGAAGAAGAAGGTCGCAAGATTTCTCTTCGTTTGGCACAGGCAATCGTTAATCGCACAAAATAAGTTTCTGTCAGCAATCTGACAGATCGAAGTCGGAGCGAGACTCACACCCTGCAAGCGCCGTGAGAAGCATCGCCACCACCTCACTTCCAAAACAACAAACTCACAAGGAGACCAAATGTCATATTTTGACAAAGTAGTTGAGCGCCGTGATGCAGTAAAGGCAGAAATGGATGCAGTTCTTGAGGCAGTCGCTTCAGAGGATCGCACCGACCTTACTGTTGAGGAAACCGAGAAGGTTGATGCTCTCGTAGAAGAAGCACGCTCACTAGATACAAAGATCGAAAAGCTAAAGACACAGGCAGATGCAGATGCAAAGGCATCTGAGATTCGTGCATCAGTCGCATCAGTTGCAACACCACGCGTTGGTGGAACAATAGTTACACGCGAATCACGCACATACTCAGAGCGTTCAGATTCATCATTCTTCAAGGATGCTTACAACGCACAGTTCAAGTCAGACTTCACAGCACAGGATCGTCTTGCTCGCCATATGCGCGAAGAAGAGATTGAGCGCCGCGATGTTGGAACTGCACAGTTCGAAGGTCTTGTGATTCCACAGTACCTCATTGATCTAGCAGCACCACTTGCTCGTGCAGGTCGCCCATTTGCAGACTTTGCAACAAACAAGATGACACTTCCACCATCTGGCATGACCCTGAATATCTCTCGCATGACAACAGGATCATCAACAGCCGTACAGGTTACACAGAACGATGCAGTATCAGAGACAGATGTTGACGATACATTGCTGACTGTGAATGTTCGTACAATTGCCGGACAGCAGGATTTGTCTCGCCAGGCAATTGAGCGTGGAACAGGAATTGATGTTTTCGTTGCAGCAGACTTAATCAAGTCATGGCACACAACACTTGATGCACAAATCCTAAATGGTGCAGGTACAGCCGGCACAATCAAGGGCCTTCGTGCATCAGGCGGAAACGCAATCACATTCACATCAACAGCACCAACAGTTGGTCTGCTATATCCAAAACTCGCAGATGCGATTCAACAGATTCAGACAAACTCATTCACAAACCCAACACACTTCATCATGCACCCACGCCGCCTTGCATTCTTGCTTGCAGCAGTTGACAGCACAAACCGCCCATTGGTAGTGCCAGCCGCTAACGGCCCAATGAATGCATCAGGTGTTGGAGCAGGTTCTTCTGTTTATGGAAACTCTGGCTATCAGATGATGGGTCTCCCAATCATTACTGATGCAAACATCGGAACAACATACGGAACAACAACAAACCAGGATGAAATCTATGTTGTCAACGCAGGTGAATCTCACCTTTGGGAACAACCAGGATCACCATTCACACTTCGTTACGATGCAACAGGTGCAGGCAACTTGACAATCAAGACTGTCGTGTACGGATACGCTGCTTACACAGCAGAGCGTTATCCACTAGCAGCCTCAATCATTTCAGGAACAGGATTGTCGGCACCTAGCTTCTAAAGATAGAAGAATCAACCTTCTAATCTGAAGGTTCTTTAATAGTGTGAAGAGTGGGTAGGCTCCCCCCGACTTACCCACTCTTCACCTCTAAGATTCGGGGGAATCACATGAAAACAGGTCACACAGTAACAATCGGGTCTTGCGATCCAGGAATGGTCAATGGCGCTTTCGCTTTCAGACTTATTCAACTTTCAGGAGCGAGAAATTCAAAACTCGGCCCATTCGTGCGAGTCAAAGGTTCAGGGTTATTGTCAAAACAACGCAATCGTGTTGTGAAACAATTTTTAGAAATGACCGATTCAGATTGGTTGTTGATGCTCGATAGTGATGAGCAACTGTCAGTTGAAGCATTTGATGCTTTATGCAACACCGCCCACGACAAAGAACGCCCTGTTGTTGCAGGTTTAGTCTTTGCAGGTTTCGGTGTTCCTGGCAAAACTTATCCAAAACCCGTTCCTGCAATCTTTCAAGATTCGCCACAAGGATTCTTGCCCTTGTATAAATATGACAAGAACTCAGTTTTTGAAATAGATGCAGCAGGCACAGGTTGCCTGATGATTCACAGAAGCGTGTTAGAAAAGATGCGCGAAGTTGCAGACCCAAATCAAGGCAAAGATTGGTGTTGGTTTTGGGATGGGCCTGTCAACGGAGAATGGATTGGTGAGGATTTACTTTTCTCGCGCAGAATCAAATCACTTGGCTATCCAATCCATGTGAACACTTCAGTAATACTTCCGCACCAAAAGTCATTTTGGTTAGATGAAAGTCATCACGAAGCATGGAAAGACTAAAGAAACTTCTTCGCAGAAAGCCGAAAGAAACGGCAACTGCGGAGCCACAATTAGAACGAGCAATCCTGCCGAAAGCAGAAAAGAGGATAAAGCGTGGCGATCACTAACGGTTACTCCACACTTGCCGAGTTGAAGGCAGCATTGACAATCAGCGATTCAACAGATGATGCAGCTCTTGAAGCAGCCATCAATGCAGTAAGTCGAATGATTGACGACTACACAGGGCGATTCTTTTATCCTGACGGAACATCTCAATCACCTGTTGCCCGGTATTACACCGCCCTTGATCCGTGGACAATGAATGTTGATGACATCGTGACAATCACACAGATTGCAACTGATGACAATTTCAATCAGCTTTGGGATACCGTGTGGGCAACAAGTGATTACATGGTTGAACCCATCAACAATCCACGAAGAGGGTGGCCGTTCACAAGAATCCTTGCAATCGGGCGTTATGTATGGCCTTACTACTTACCACAGGCTTGCAAAATCACAGGTGTGTGGGGTTGGAGCGCTGTGCCTTATGAGGTGCAATCAGCTTGCTTGATTCAATCGTCACGCATCTTTGTTCGCCGACAATCACCATTTGGCATTGCAGGAACACCTGAACTTGGAACTGTCAGACTTACTTCACGCCTTGATCCTGATGTTGAAGCCTTACTTCGACCTTTACGCAAGAACAATGGGTTGGCTAAGTAATGAACCCAAGTCAAGTTCGAGATGGTTTGAAAACAAGACTGCAAACAATTACAGGCTTGCGAGCGTATGATTTGATTCCTGACACAGTAGTTCCGCCTTGTGCGGTAGTAGGACAATTAGATTTCACATTCGACATTGACAATGCTCGCGGTCTTGACCAAGCGCAGGTTGATGTCCTTGTGATTGTGCAACGCTTTTCAGAGCGTGCTGGACAAGACAAACTTGATGCATACCTTGCTGGTACAGGCGCAAGTTCTATCAAAACAGCAATTGAAGGTGATCGCACTCTTGGGGGAACAGTAAATACTTTGCGAGTTACAGGTGCCGAAGCAGGTACTTATGATTCACAAGGAGTCACATTTCTTTCCTATCGTTACAGAATCACGATTTGGGGATAAGGAGAATCAAATGGCATACACCGTCATCTCAGATCGAGAGGTCTGTGGCAAAAAGAAGGGTGAGTCAATCACCGACAAAGAACTTGTTGATGCAGGGGTAAGCGCACAAGCACTCATTTCTGCAAACCACATCAAGGCAAGCAATGCAGTATCACCATCCATCAAACCAGCAACAGAAGGAGTGACCAACTAATGGCACGCATCGTTCTTACAAACGCCTTCATCTCTGTTGGTGGAGTGGACTTGAGCGATTTAGTCAGCTCAGTCTCACTCTCATCAACATTTGATGTCGTAGAAACAACAGCATTTTCATCATCATCAACAAAGACTCGCGTGGCAGGTCTTGCAGACAATTCAATCACTCTTGAATTTCATCAGGATTATGCAACAAACGAAGTTGAACAAACAATTTATCCATTACTTGGAACAGTTGCAACAGTAATTGTGAAGCCAAATGGATCATCAACAAGCGCATTCAATCCTTCATATACCTGCTCGGCAGTTGTATCAGAATGGACTCCACTTAACGGAGCCGTTGGCGAACTAGCCACAGCAAGTGTTTCCTGGCCTGTAACAGGTGCCATCACTAAGGCGGTTGCATAATGGCTAGAATCGTTCTGACAAATTGCTATGTTATTTTCGGAACAACCGACTTGAGCGATCACATTAGTTCAGTCTCATTGAGTTCAACTTTTGACATCGTTGAGACCACAGCGTTCGGACAAACTTCAAAGACTCGTGTTGCAGGTCTTGCAGATAACTCAGTCACTCTTGAATTTCATCAGGATTATGCAACTTCAAGTGTGGAGCAAACAATTTATCCAACGCTTGGAACAGCCGTTACAATTGCAGTCAAACCTGCCAATGCAACAACAACTGCTATAAATCCGCAATACAGTTTTTCTGCGGTTGTGTCAGAATGGACTCCGTTGAACGGTGCTGTTGGCGAGTTAGCAACGGCAAGTGTGTCCTGGCCTATCAGCGGCGCAATTACAAAGACAACATCATAAAAAACTAAGGGGGAAGCAAAATGGATGGATTATTCATAAGAGTAAAAACAAACGATGGAACAGATGGTACATATTCATTACGACCAAGAATCATCGTTGACTTTGAACAAAAGTATGGAAAAGGACTTGCAAAGTTAATTGGGGAAGAACAAAAGCTAGAGCATATCTACTATTTGGGTTGGCTCGCGCTTAGAGCAAACGGTAAAGTTGTGAAACCCTTTGGGCCTGATTTCTTGGATACACTTGAAGCTGTATCTTTGGACACAGACCCAAA